TGCAATATCTTTGGCTGGGTGGGTAAAGCCACAGGATTAAGAAGGTTCACGGAAGTATACCAAGAGCTTGGCCGCAAGAACGGCAAGTCAACCTTGTTATCAGGGGCTGGCCTTTACTTGCTCACAGCGGATCAGGAAGAAGGCGCAGAAGTTTATTGTTGCGCCTCTGACAGAGAGCAAGCTAAACTTGTATGGAATGATTCTCGGCGTATGGTGGATAAGTCAACAGGGCTAAAGGAGACCCTTGGAGTTGAAACTACAGCGCATTCAATCCACGTTTTTCAAACCTCATCAATAATGAAGGCGTTATCAAGGGAGCAGGGCGGCAACCATGATGGGCTAAATGCACACGCTGCTTTAATTGATGAACTACACGCCCATAAAACCCGCGACCTTTTCGACGTCATAGAGTCATCAATGGGCGCAAGAACTCAACCATTATTGTGGTCTATCACGACGGCTGGATTTAACACATCTGGCATCTGCTTTGAAAAGCGCGATTTTGCAATCAAGGTACTGGATGGCACAGCGGTTGCTGATAACCTTTTTACAGTCATCTATACAGTTGACCCTGAAGATCTAAAAGACCTAGACGCTCTTTTTACTGACCCTAATATCTGGCAAAAAGCCAACCCTAATTGGGGCGTATCTGTCAGGCCTGCATTCATTGAGAAAGCAGCAGAAAGAGCGCGACAAGACACAAAGACAAGAAACAACTTTTTAACTAAGCATCTGTGCGTATGGACTAACACAGAAAGCGCATGGTGCGATATGGCAGCGCTTGCCCGGTGTGTTGATACCACATTATCAATTGATGACTTCAAAGGAATGGTTGCTTACAAAGGCACTGACCTTGCCTCGAAATCAGATTTCGCCTGTGATGTTCTGCTATTTCCTGAAATTAGAGACGGTCTAACACACTTAACAGCATTTGCAAGGCACTATTTGCCAGAAGATACGGTAAGCGATTCTTCAAATGCTTCATACAGGGCTTGGGCTGATGATGAAAGAATCAATGTTACAGACGGGAATATCACAGATTATCAAACGATCCTTGATGATTTTGTTCAAGACTTTAAAGATTTCCAGCTCAGAGAATGTGGCTATGATCCTTATAACGCTAATCAGTTCACTTCGGAACTGCTGAACAAAGGTGTTATAATGGTTGAGGTTCCGCAAACCGTCAGGTATTTAAGCGAACCCATGAAAGAACTTGATGCCCTTATCCGGGCTGGTCGCTTCCATTATGATGGTTGCCCCATACTTACTTGGATGTTTTCAAATGTCACTTGTCAGGAAGATAGGAACGAAAATATTTTCCCAAGAAAATCAAGAAATCAAAAAGCCAATAAGATTGATGGTGTTGTCGCCTTGATAATTGCAATTAATCGCTATCTAGCTTCGGGCGTATCAAACAGCTCAATTGATAGGTTTTTAAACACAGCACCTTTGTCGATAGGATTATAAAAAATGGCAGTTTGGACGAAATGGTTGAGCGGTGTTTTCTCAAACCAAGCAACAGAACAAAAAGACGGCGGCCAAAGCACCACGCCTCCAAGCTCTGGTGTAATCAAACCAAAAACAGTAACAGTTGACACAGCGCTTCAAGTTTCAGCGGTTTATGCTTGCGTCAAGTTATTAACTGAAACTGTCGCGTCTTTGCCTTTAAAGGTTTATAACACGGTAGACGGCCAGCTTATAGAAGATACAGAATCGAGGCTTTCCACGCTTTTGTGTTCACAGCCAAATTCAATTGATACACCTGTTGAGTTTAAAGAAACCTTTTTATTGAATCTGACAACAAACGGGAACGCATATTGTCAAATAATAAAAAGCCCATCGGGCCAGTTGATAGCCTTGGAGCCTTTAGCATCAGCACAAATGGAAGTCAGCCTATTAAAGGGTGAGCTTGAATATTGCTACACTTTCGCGGATGGCGTTAAAAGAATAATCCCAAGTGAAATGGTTATGCACTTTCGATTTATGGGCAATGGCTTCCTTGGCTTGAATCCTATTGAATATGCAGCGGGCAGTATATCCAATCAGCTTGCTTCTGAAGATTTTGCATCCCGTTATTTTCAATCAGGGGCCAAGCCTTCTGGTGTTATGTCAACCGATATGGTTCTAAACGATGCGCAGCATGCCCAAGTGATGGGTCGCTTTGCTAATATGTCAGACGGCACAAACAACGCCCACAGGACTATGATTTTAGAAGCTGGCATGAAATATCAACAAATCCAGCTATCACCTGAAGCAATGCAGTTGTTAGAGAACAAAAGATACAATTTAGAAGATATTGCGCGGTTCTATGCTATCCCAAGCGTATTAATTAATGACACAACAGCCGGGACAACATGGGGCAGCGGCATTGAACAAATCAAGCTTGGTTGGTTGTCAACGGGGCTTTCGCCATTGCTAACAAGGATTGAACAACGCCTTGAAAGATCGCTGACAGCGCCGAACTCAGGCATCAAGATAAAGTTTGACACAACGCAATTCATGAGGGCTGACTCAAAAGGACAAGCTGAATTTTTGTCAAAGCTTGTTAATAATGGAATCATGACCCGCAACGAAGCCCGCGCTAGATTGAATTTATCAGCCTTGGGCAATGCAAATGAACTGACTGCACAAGTGAACCTTGCCCCATTGCAGGATCTAGGGCCAGCAACAGACAACAGCACAGAGGCTTAAACAATGAAAACATGGTACAACGCAATCAAGAAAGATAACGGGGTTGCTGTTTCAATCCTTGACGAAATAGGGATCTTTGGCATAAGCGCCGAATCACTGATTTCAGATATCAAGGCATATGAAGAAATTGAAAAGATTGACGTCACCATTAATTCGCCCGGTGGTTCTGTTTTTGACGGTTTAGCCATTTACAACTTCCTAAAATCACACAAAGCTCAAGTAAACATTGAGGTTCTTGGCATTGCTGCTTCCAGCGCTTCAGTTGTTGCAATGGCTGGCGATACAATAACGATTCCAGAAGATGGGTTTTTGATGATCCATTCGCCTTGGTCTGGCGCTGTTGGTGACGCTGAAGAAATGCGCTCAACTGCTGACGTATTAGATAAGATACAAGAGACTTTGATCAACATATATATGAAAAAGACTGGCCTTGACCGTAAAGAAATTGAAGATATGGTGAACCAAGAGACATGGCTCACAGGATCTGAGGCGCTAGAACTTGGCTTTGCTACGCACACCAACGAAATGGCAATTGCCGCACTAGCCAAAGGCATGGACAGGCACTTTAAAAAAATGCCACAAGCCTTGAGCAAAGAAAAGATTGACGTATCAGAAATTAAGAATATCAGAGACTTTGAGAAATCCCTAAGAGAAGCAGGGGTTTCAAGAAAAGATGCGGTGGCTTTAGCATCTAAAAAAATCGAAATGCAGCGTGACGCTGACCACGATGAAAAAGCGCCAGAGAGTGACGCTATACAAAGCTTAATTGCAGCATTAAAAACCAAATAAATTAAATACAGGAATTAAGAAAATGACTAAAGAAATTGAAGCCTTATCAGGCGAAATCAAAAGCTTTATTGATAAAACCAATGAAGAAGTTTCAGCACACGGCAAAATTGGCGCAAAAAACTCTGAAAGCTTGAAAGCTTTAGAAGCCAAAATTGAAGAAGTAAACGCAAACTTATTAGCGGCTGAACAAAAATCAGCATCAAGCCGCGAAGCTGCGATTGCTTCTGCTCATGCTCGTGCGTCAATTGGCGCACAGGTTGTAAACTCAGAAGGCTATGCAGCTTATAAGGCTGGCGCTAAATCAACTTTAATTGATGTTCAAGGTAATACTATCGTTTCAGCACCTGCTGACAATAGCGATTTAACATCCGCCGAAGTTGCAAGCCAACGCCTTCCCGGTGCTTATGGTGCTGACTTTGTTCGTTACGGCATCTTAGATGCAATCAGCAAAGGAACAACTGCAAGCAACTTGATTGAATACGCACAAGAAACAACTTCAACCAACGGTGCTGCTGCTGCTGCTGAAGCGTCAACACTTGCACAATCTGCTATTGAATTCACATTAAAGCAAGCGCCAGTTCAATTGATTGGTACTTTCTTGAAAGTTTCAAAGCAGACTCGTGATGACGCACCAGCGATGATGTCTTTTATTGATAACCGCCTTTCTTACTTCGTACAGCGCAAGCTTGAGAATGAGGTGATCAACGGCAATGGAACTAGCCCTAATCTTTCTGGAATTTTAGATTCTGGAAATTTCACTGCGCAAACTTTCACGGCGGCGACTAATGATGATTATCTTGGCCGTTTACGAATTATGCTAACAAGCCTTCAGCAGTCAGGTTATGAAGCTTCAGCTTTCTTCATGAATCCTGCTGACATCCAGCGAATTGATTTGCAAACTGACACAACTGGTATTTTTATCGGTTCTGATCCACGCGCATTTAACTTGCCTGTTGCTTGGGGTGTTCCTATTGTGGCGTCTAACTTAGTTCCTGCAAATACTGTTATTGCTGGCGACTGGGCGACTGCTTCATCTTTATTCATGCGCGACAACACAACCGTTGAAGTGTTTGAACAAGATGACACTAACGTACAAAGCAACCTTGTGACAGTTCGCGCACAAGTTCGCGGTGCATACGCAACATTTGCGCCATCTGCTGTTGTATCAGGTGACATTGTTACTGACGTTTAATCTGTCAGATTTGGCTGGGGGGCATTTTGTCCCCTAGTCTTTTTTTATTTATAGGGCTGCTGATGAAATATAAGAACCAAATTAAAAGGAAGCTAATCACAGCGCCACTGGTCAACGTCATTAGTGTTGCAGATGCAAAGGCTAGATTAGCAATAGAAACAACAGAAGATGACGCATTGATTCAAGTCATGATAGAAAGCGCTCAAGACTTTTGCGAGCAGTATACTGGACGCTATTTTATCAGCCAATTAGCTGAATACTCCTTAGACGTTTTGCAAGCTGATTTGAAATATCTTGAGCTACCATCTAACCAAGCTTCTTTAATTAATGACATAAAATACAAAGACAAAACGGGCGCAGAAATAACCGCCAACATTGCTGACTTTTTTATTGACTATGAATCAACGCCATTAAGAATTGAACCAGTTTCAAGCTGGCCAGATGTTAGAAAGAAAGGATTTAATAACTTTAAAGTTCGAGTGGTTGAAGGCTATGGATTAACACCTGCAAGCACACCAGCGGCGATAGTCAACGCTGTGGCTTTGCTTGTTGGTCACCAATACAAAAACAGGGAATCCGTGATTGTTGGCACAGTCGCAAATGAACTACCAATGGGCGTGTCGTCGTTTTTAGACAAATATCGCGTAATATATCGCAATGATTATGGCCAGCAAGTGGCAGGATTTACCCAATGATACCAGCGGGTCAATTAAACAAGCGCATTGTGATACAGCGCAGGGCTTCTACTCAAGACAATATGGGCCAAGAAACAGAATCTTGGAGCGTCTTGGCTAGTAGAAAAGCAAGCATTAAAATGACTGCTGGGGGCGAGACTGTCAGCAAGACTGGTGAACTTTCAACGAATATGTTTGATATTAAGATCAGATATGACCAAGACACCAAGACAGCCACCACGGCTGATAGGGTTGTCAATATGTCAACAAATGATGTTTATGATATTGTGAGCGTAGACAATCTGCTAGGGTTAAACACTGATATCACCTTGAAATGTTTATACAGAAGCAGGGGCTTAACTCACTCATGAAGGTTGAAGGTTTAGCCGACACTCAGAAAAAACTTAAAGCCCTATCAGGTAAGTTGGGCTGGGCGGCAATGTCTAAAGGTTTGGCGGCATCTGCAAGACCAATGAGGGCGGCAGCAAAGAAGAATGCGCCAGTCGGTACAGAGTCCCACAGAACCTACAGGGGCAATTTAGTTTCGCCGGGATTTGCCAAGCAGTCAGTAGTTTTGGTTAGATTTAAAAAGAAGTACAATAGCACCGCTCTGGTGGCGGTTGGTGTAAAAAAATCGGCGTACTATGCGGCGGCATTTGTTGAAAGCGGCTGGACACATAGAAGCGGAACAAGAGTACCAGCCCAACCTTGGCTTATTAAAGCATATGATCAAACCATTGGAATGGTTCCCTCAACTTTTGTGAAAAGTTTCCGTAAAATGGTATTAAAGGCGCAAAAATGAGATTAGATCAGCTTTACCAATTTATATCAGCCAACATAAGCACCAAGGTTTTTCCCATTGTGGTGCCTGTTGACTTCACAGATGATGCCATCATATATAATCTTGAGTCAGTGCAGTATGAAGATTCTTTTGATGGCGAAACTAATTTCTATCAAGCGCGTGTCAATTTTGTCAGCGTGTCAAAAACGGCTTTGTCCGCGATAGGAACAAGCCAGACACTTGAGGACTTGCTAACAGATTTTAGCGGCTTTCTTGTTGCTGGTGGGCAATACGTGCAAGACACGCAAATGATCGACAAAGCTACTGTTTTTGATCCAACAGCGGATTGTTTCGGTGTAAGCTTAACGGTCGAATTTTACTACAATAATTAATTTTTAAGAGGCGACAAAAATGTCAACTAACGCATACATTAAAGGCTGGACTTTTGAAATAGAAACATCAGCAGGGGTTTTCACTGATTTTTCAGAAGTCACTGAAGTTTCTGGATTAGGCGCATCAACTCCCCTTGTTGATGTTACACACTTTGCATCAACTGCTAAAGAATACATTGGCGGCTTGTCAGATGGTTCTGAGATTTCTGTGACTTGCAACTTCCTTGCAAATGATACAGTTCAAGACGCTTTGACAGGCGCAGGATACAACGCATCAGGCGCAACTTTTGGCTTGAAGTTCACCACAACTGATGGCACAAATTCGATCATATACACATTCGATGTTGTGAACCTTGGTTATGAGATCACACCTGCCATTGATGACAAGAACAGTATCGGCTTCACGTTTAAAATCAGCGGTGCAATTACTGCTGCATAATTTCAACGGGGCGTGAAAGCGTCCCTTTTTTTTCAACACAAAGGGCAACCCAAAATGTTTACTTTCAAGAAAAAACAAGTCCAAGTTTCTGGGCAAATGATTGATATCAAAGAGTTAAGCGCTGGCGGTTTTCGCAAGTTTAACCAAGCAATAGCTGATGATGGTTCAGATGAACTGTTACAAATGGCAATTTTGATACAGCAAGGCACAGAACAATTCAAATCAATGTCTGAAGAAGAAATACTTGATCAGGTCCCAATGGATGTGATCAACGTGATCGTGCCTGAAATTGTCTCAATTAGCGGGCTAGATGATGACGAAGAAGGCGAACAAGGAAAAAAGGACTAGATCCAGAGGTAAGCTTTCTCCATACATTAGCGCTTGAACTGGGCATGACCATTGCAGCCCTTGAAGCGCAGATGACAAGGAAAGAGCTTGAAAGCTGGATGATATACTATTCACAACAACCTTTTGGATCATGGCGTGACAACTACCATTCAGCCATGCTTTGTTCGATCCTGTGGAATGTCAACGCTGGAAAAGGCAAAGGCAAAAGCCCAGATGATTTCATGTTTAAGACTCAGACTCAGAAACGACAAAGCACAACCCAACAGACATTGGGCGCTTTGCAAGCACTAGCACAGAGAAAATAAAAACATGGCAAAAGACATTGCAAAAATCAATCTGAAGCTGACGGCTGAAAATGAAGTCCTGATCAAGAAGCTTGAAGCGTCAGAAAAGCGAATCGGCAAGTTCACCAAGAAAAGCGGAAATAAATTAACAAAGCTTGGCAACAAATTTAGCGGCCTTGGAAAAAAAGTTGCTTTGATGGGGACGGCTGCGGGTATTGCTATGGCCGCCTTAACGGCCAAGGCCGCACAAGCTGCTGATCAACTTGGGAAAACGTCCGATAAGCTTGGCATCATGCCAGAGAAGCTGCAAGCATTACAACGTGCGGCTGAACTTACAGGGGTGTCAGTACAAACGGCAAACATGGCTCTTCAGCGTATGGTACGCCGGGTTCAAGAAGCGAGCTTAGGCACAGGAGAAGCCAAGGCGGCCCTTGCTGATCTTGGACTTGAAGCCAAAGAACTTGCTAAATTGCCAGTTGATCAACAGTTCAAGCAAATTGCTGATGCCATGGGCGGTGTTGAATCAGAGGGCGAAAAGGTCAGGCTGGCCATGAAGCTGTTTGATAGTGAAGGTGTTGCGCTTGTCAATACTTTAGCTTTAGGTAGTGAAGGCCTAACAAAGATTGAAGGTGACATGGACGCCTTCGGGCTTTCAATGACCCGGCTGAAGATATCTAAAATTGAACAGGCAAATGATGCTTTTTTAACAGCCAGAAAAAACACAGGTTCATTTTTCCAAGGCTTGGCAGTTGCAGCAGCCCCAGCAATCAAAGCGGTTTCTGATAAATTTTCAGACTTTGCGCGGTCAGTTGGTGGTTTTGACAAGTTAGCAATGAAGGTTTTCAATAACCTAATGAAAGCGGTTGGTGTTCTTGCAGATGGATTTAACTTTTTAAAGATAGGGTTTCAGTCATTTACTACACTTGTGATTTCTGGCGTCGGAAAACTATTAAGCGGGATAAACTTTTTAACAAATTCCTTTATTAAATTTAAAAACACATTGGCTGGGACGCCCAGCACAGTTGAGGGATTAACAAGCAAGCTTGCGCAAATGGAAAAAAGCCTTGTTAATATGGAAGGCTTAAAATTTATCGACGCTGAAGCAATTGCAGGCGTTGAAAGCGAAATTGAAAAAGTCAGGGCGAAGCTTGCAGAAACAATTGAACAAGGCCAAGACCCTTCAGGATTACAATCATTCACTACGGCAGTAAATGAAGCCGCACAGAACGCTAGGACGGCTTTATCAGAGACTTTATTATCACCTTTACCAAGTGAAGCGATTGAGCAGCTAATAGCTCAGACACGCGCAAAAATGGATGAGGTGGCACTTGCGGCGGCTGAGGCATCAACCAAAAAGACTCCTGAAGGAGAAGGGACAGGAGAAGGCGAAGAGGGCGAAGACCCAGCAGAAAATCAATTAACACTTCTTGAAACCCTTCAAGCTAATAAGTTTAGTATTAAACAATACTGGAAGAACCAAGACAAGGCACTTGATGAGACATTCCAACAGCAAGCGCTTGATATGTCGTCACGCCATCAAAATGAAATGTCCAAAATCACAGACTTGGCTGAAAAAAACAAGCTAAAGAAAAAGCACCTGTCACAAAAGCAGGACATGAAAAACCAGCAAGGCGAACAAAAAAGAGAAAAAGCAGCAACAGCCAGCTTTTTTAAACAGGGATTATCAGATTTAGCAAAGAACAGTCGTGCAGCTTTCAGTATTAAGAAGGCAATGGATATTTCAGCAGCGGTGACAAATACTTACGCAGCGGCAATGGGCGCTTATAACTCGCTTGCATCAATACCATATGTGGGGCCAGCTTTGGGCGCGGCAGCAGCAGCAGCGGCTGTTGGCTTTGGTGCTATGCAAGTTAAGGCAATTAAAGCTAGAAAATTTAATAGCGGCGGTGGCGTATCATC